TATGCAGCGTCACTATAACTTGTATTTGATCCAGTTGCAACATCCGAATATGATGTATTCGAACCTGTTGAAATATTACTATAAGAAGTATTTGAGCCCGTGTCAATATCTGCGTAAGCCTCAATACTTAATGTAGACACAGAGGACGTTATTTGTTGGCCTGTAAGCCCCATAACTTGATCTGTAGGTGCTAAAGTGCCCACAGCAGATGTAAATGACACCCCTGTTAAACCCATTACGTCAGCAGGCGATATTGATCCTACACTAACTGTAGCAGAAACTCCTGTTACATCTACGATTGGATTAGAGCTTATTTCTATAGAACCAACATTAGATGTAAATGAAACACCTGTTAATCCCATCACATCAGCTGGAGATATTGATCCTACAGCTGAAGTAGAAACTTGACCAGTTAATCCCATAACTTGATCCGCAGGATCTAATGAACCAACTGCAGATGTAAAAGATTGACCAGATAACTCAAACGAAGCACTTATTATATTTGTTACTGATCCAACACTAGCAGTAGAAGATACTCCTGTTAGACCCATAACGTCTGCAGGATTTAAAACAAATTGTCCCCAACCTTGTTCTTGTCCCCAACTTCCTGCTCCGTATGTAGAGCCTACACTTGTGTTTGAAATTATTGCGTCAGGTGCTGTTAATACAACTATCTCGTCTCCTACATCACCCCATGTAGATGCAGCATCATTATAGGGATCTGCTCCCCAACCTGTAGCTATTTTAGTATCAGCGCTCCAATTAGCTTGACCCCAGGTGAATCGACCCCATCCTGAAAGAACATCGGACATTGCGTCCTCCTTACGCCAATCTTATGATTGCGTTTGTAGCGTCTGCTGTAGGAAATTGTATTGTGAAAGTTCCGCTAGTTACTTGTTTATCTCCACCAAAAGCTATAACAGCACATGAAGGATTTCCTGTGGCTGTATCATTGTATATCAGCGCACCGTTAGCGGTAAACGTGGCATTAGTGAAAGTAACTTCACCAAAATCACAGACTGCAGTTGTTCCAGAAGTCGTTGGAGTTACACTTGTCAACGTTGCACCACCTGAAGTGTATGCTGTTCCGGATGTGTTTGTAATTTCTTCCGATGTTGTAAAAGCAGTTGTGCCAGCTCCTAAAGTTGCAGAGCTAGTATATAGGGCAATTTTAAAAGTGTTACCTGTTGTTGCCGTAAAATTGTGAACTCCTTTTAAAAGTTCTACTTTAAAACTTGTACAAATTGCCGATGTAATTGCCATATTTTATCTCCTATGGGTTTGCTGAGGTTATTGGTATTCTGACTGTACCATCTGTATAGTCATCTCTTCTTCGTCTTCCAACTTGCTCATTAGCAAACTTCTGTATCTCTTGTTTATACTTTTGCTCGTATAAAGTCAACATATCTGCTGGACCCTTTAAAAAGCCATAAGTTTCTGCCAGACAGCAATATAATAAGCCATTAGGGAAATTTAAACTAATATAATTAGTGCCCTCACCCTCTAAAAGAGCAGGGGCTATATTGTAATGAACTCTAAATTTATATGTTGTATTTGGAACTGGGGCAAAAGCTATACGTCCTGATGTTGTATCAGATTCTCCCGTAGCTCCACCAAACATAGCGTAATATTTAGGTTGGCCTTGTGCTGCAGAAGTCCCAGTAACATCTTGATATTCTTGAAGGTAAGTGTAATCTTTTTTCTCTAACCATCTGTTAGGACCTGTTATCTCTGATCCTGCAGTATCATACACCTGTATTCCTCTAATAAATACAGCTCCGGCTGGGCAGTTAATAGTTTCTTGTCCAGCAACTAAACTTCCTGTTTGTTGTTTTCTATCAGCATCAATTGGCACGTCTCTAAAAATTCTATACTGTGCATTTAAAATAATATTTTCTAAAACAGAATCTGTTAAAACATTAGAATCAACTTCTGTATAACTTCTAATTTGTGTTTTTAATCCTGATGCGCTTAATCCTGCCATTATGGTTCTATAGTGATTGGGCCAACTGAGCAGCCATCACCTCCTCCTTTTACTCCTCCCTTTGTAGCAGTATCTGTATCAACTGTAAAATGGAAAAAATTAGCTACAGAAAAATCGCTAGTATCTCTGGCGTCGTTTACGTAAAGACCAGTTGTAATTGTATAACCGGCAGCTTTAGCTATGTTAGCCCCAGTTATGCCATCAAAATCACCGGGATTTGCAAAAGCAAAAACAGCATTAGTAGGAGTGCCTGTTCCAGGTGATGTAGTGGCTGGACCTCTAAATCTTTGTGTGCTTCCGTTTGTTAAACCATGTCCTGGAAAAGATATGTTTATAATTCTAGATCCTGCTTCGTATGTTTCAAAACCATTTGTTGGAATTAATCTTATTACTGAAGGCGCTGCTCTACTTGGTCTTACATTACGTAAAGATATTGCATCACCATTCATAGGTTTTGGTTCTAATTGTGGTTGCTTTGGTTCAAATTCTGACACATGCACAAAAGATCCATTCCATTCTCTGACCATTTCTGTGTATGGAAACTCTAAACCTGATCTGTCTGATATAGCTTTTGCGTATTTACCTGTTGCGTATTTAGCCATTATGTGCTCGGATAGTAAGCTTTAGGCGTAATAAATGTGCTAGAAGCTGATCCGTCCTCCGCTAGTGCTCTTGCTAATTCATCCTCATAAGCTAGTTTCATAGCTTGAATTAATTGTGGATTATATTTTTGTGCTAAATAATATGCGAGTCCTGATACCATACACGGCACAAATCTAAATGGTAAGTCAGTTGCGTTTGTGTAATCCCCCACATCTTGAATTCTTTTTATAAAAAAGAAATGCATATCTTTAGATGCATTTGTAGAATCTGGTGTTGGATAGATATGTATTGTAACTTTATCTACAAATCTTTCTACCCAATATTGATTAGGTGTTCCTTGTGATAATTTATTAGAAAATCCTGCGTAAGTAGATCTATCTACTTTTGTCATTGGTGAGTCTGATTGAGTTGTCTGACTTCTGTTGGCTCTTAATTGTGCCTCTAACACATCGGATATACCAAACACACTAGCTGGATCTGTGGTCGTTGCTGACGTCCCATCATCAGATGATCTAAAAAAATCATAGTCAGATTGACCCTGTACTAAATCTAAATTAGTAGAGCCTATTTCCCAATAGTGAATACCTCTGTTTCCCCACTCTTGAAACAGAATGTTAAGAGATCTTCTAGCGTTTTTTAATTGATAACCAGCTACGTTCTGTAAACCAATACGCTCAAATGATTCCTCTACTATCTCATCAATAGAAAAAGTTTTGTCGAACGTAGTTGTTCCTGAAGTAGTATTAGCCATTTAAAACTCCTAGCCGTCAAAGTATATGGATAAACCAAATACTGCACCAGCAGTAGCTTGCATAAAACATCCACTTGGAAAACGAATACCATCATCAGGTATGTAAGGATCTATAAGATCATCTCTTACATATTCTGTATGTTGAGTTGTTCCACTTTGACTTCCATTTTTAAAGTTTATGTGTCCTGCAGCTGCTCCGTTTCCACTCATTCCTCTGATCCTAGTCGCTCCTGCGAAAAGAGTTCCAGTGGCTACACCGTTTTTTACACCAGCAGAAATATCTGTAGTGATTGAAGCGTCTGAACTAATACTTGTTACAGTTAAAAACGTACCACTTACATCTACAGTGTTAGCGTTAGGTCCCGCTCTAGTTACAGTTTGTGCATCTCCATTAGCGTCTGTTCCAACTATAGTAAATGTGCTACCAGAGTTGTTACCACTTGACGTTAAAGTTATTGTTTGTGCGTTTACAAAGTCTCCAACGTCTATAACTAAACTTTGCGCTGTGCCTGAAGCAGAAACCATAGAAGTATGAGTTCCTTGAACAAATCGTTTCGATTTAATATCTGTTGCCATGTTATCTCCTTATAATTTATGTGGGGCCGAAGCCCCACAATAATTATTTATTAGTTAGTGTTATTAACTTGCTGTGTCCAGTAAACGTTCAACACACCTTCTC